AAAAGTTTCCTGATCTTAAGTTCATGGGGGTCATGGGTGGATATGGCGAGCAGGATGTCAGATCTGGATTTGATAATGTGACATTCCATGGGCATGTCATGGACATGAGGCCTATCTATGACGAGACCCGTATTGTTTTGATGCCATCGAAGTATGAATCCTACGGCAGGATAGCTGTTGAGGCTGCCTCTCGTGGAATTCCTTCTATTGTTTGCCCAACGCCAGGATTGCTAGAAGCATTGGATGATGCTGGTATTTATGCTGTATCGGTTGATCAGTTCAGTACCCATCTTAAGCGTCTTCAGCATTGGAAGGCATACAAGTCTGCTTCGATGAAGTCGTCTAAGAGGTTTGAGACCATTCAGAACAATACGTTTGTTGAACTTGAGTCGCTTCTTACTCATTTGAATGGTCTTGCCGAAACTGGTAGACTTTTGAGGGGTTGGTAATTATGGCACTCATTACGGTCGCCGATATTGCCACTGCGACAAGAATGACAATTGCCGAAGATACACCAGAGTGGGATCAGGCACAGTTTTTCTGTGACCAGGTCACCGCCTATATTACGGATATGATTGGTTTTCTTTTTGATGAGACTGCGGTTTCTGAAAGATTGCAGGCCGATTATGATGGTATTATCACATTGACTAAGAAACCTGTCTCTAGCGTTACTTCTGTGAAGACTTTTGCTGGTTCAAACATTTCATCATTTTATTGGAATGGGTTGGATGAGATTGATGGCCTGGAGGCACATCAGGTTGTTGATGTTGAATATGTTGCTGGGTTCAGTGAGGCTCCTGCGATTCTGAAGCCGATTGCTGTTGCTGCCGCATCGCGTCAGATGTTGAATCCGAATGGTATTAGACAGCAGACTGTTGGGGCTATTTCTGAAACATTTGCCGCGCCTGGCGCATATGCTGGTTCAGTATTTTTCACAGAGATTGAACTTAAGGTCCTGAGCAAGTACATGACAACTATGGATACTTGGCATATTGGCCCTAGAACGCCTTCTGCGCGTTTGAATAATCTACCAATCCTGTAGGAGACATGAGAACTCTTATGACTGACACCGCCAAGCTTTATTCTGTTCCTTTGAAAAGAACTGAGCTTAGGATGGTTTACGATTTTGATGATGCTGTTTTGATTCATGAGGGTCATTGTTCTGTTCAGCCATTTTTGGCTATTGAGGATGAGATTGATCGTGATACAACTATATCCCAGTGTCGTCTAATTTCTGATGATTCTGGATTTTATCAGGCTACTGCGCAGAACTACATCATGTTTGATGATGTGTTTTGGAAAATTGATGGTAGGCCTTTCATTTGGCGCTTGTTTGGAAGGGTTCACCATATTGAACTTAACATGCGTCTAGTTGAGGGGTGATCCCATGCCTGCTCGTGTTGTAGATTTCGATTGGGATCCTAATTTTGATGATAATCTTTTGCATTGGCGTGGTTCGTTGAATCCTGTTGGTGATGTGTTTAGGCGTGTCGCCGACAAGGCGGCAAAGAAGGTTGTGGCTAACGCAAAGAAGGAAGCCAATGAGGCTGTTGTTCAAATGCAATCTTTTTCATCTAGCAGGTTCAGTAAATCCGGTAAGCTTCGGTATAAGCAGGCTCGTTCAATGACTTATTCTTTGAAAAAGTATGCGGAGCTTGTTAAGGCTATTGAGGTTCATGATCCTCACGCTAACTATTCTGCCGTAATCGCTGGCCATGCCGCTGGTGTTGAGATTGAGTTTGGTGGAACCGATTCTGTTATCGAAAATGATGGCGTTCACCTTACCTATCCTGCGCTTGGTCTTTTGAGAAGGAGTATTTGATGGTTCAGTTCATTCCCAATACTCCCGGGGCCATTATTGATTATCTTTCAACAAGACCAGGGTTGAGTTCTGTCACTTTCTCAACTTCACTTCTCGGATTTGAGAGTGGGGATGAGTGGGTCAGGTTGAATGAGGCACCTGGTAGTGTTGTTGTTAGGGGTAGACTTTTCGCTACCCAGTTTGATTTTAATGTTTATTCTGGCAGCCTTGAGCGTTGTAGAGCAATAGCGGGGCTGGTTCATGGCTACATGACCATGATGAAGGGCTACACATCGGATGAGATTGTTATTGCGGAAGTTGAAACCGATGTGCTTCCTTTTGATTTGACTGATCTGGTCAATGCCCAGCCTAGATATGTTTTTACAATGACCGTTTATTGTAGGTCAAATTGATTGGAGTTCGCTATGTCCAATGATGATCTAGTTCGTGTTGGCGTGACAGGAAACGTCTATTTCGCTCCTGTTGGAACTGCGCTGCCGACTGATGTCACTACAGCTCTGAATGCCGCATTCAAGGCAGTTGGTTACGTTAACGCTGATGCGTTGACTGAGTCACTTTCAGTTACAACTGAGAAGGTTCGTGCCTGGCAGAAGAAGAGTGGTGTTCGCACACTTGTTACAGAATTTGACTGGACATTCCAGTTTGTTGCCCTTGAGTCTTCACCTCTTGTTCTTGAGCTTTACTACGGTGGAGCTGATTCAACAACTGCTGCTGGTGTTTCAAAGACTGTTATTCCGAATGATATTGCTGCTGTCCAGAAGGCTTGCGTTATTGAGATCGTTGACGGTGATGTTATTACCCGTTACGCGATTCCTGTTGCTGAGGTTTCTGACCGTGGCGAAACAAAGCATTCTGGTTCAGAGGGTACCGGTTGGGATATGACAATTTCTATTGTTGGTGACGAAACAGCTTTGGGAACAAGGATCACTAACGATCCTGCCTTTGCTGCACTTGCCAGCTAAGCCGTAAGGCGCTTAGCCGTGGGGGATAGTTTGGTGGATCTATCCCCCACTTAAAATCCACCCCACCATTTTTGATTGGATGAGAAATGACTACTTCAGTTAGAGTTTCTAAGAATTCTAAGGTTCGCGCGTTGCAGAACGAACTTGATGGTGAGCTGACAATTCCTGTTGAGATCTTCGGGGAAACCTACCATGTTCGTAAGAAGTTCAAGAGACTTAAGTTTCTTCGACTTTTGACTTCTGATCCTGTTTCTGCGCTTGAGCTTGTTTTTGTTGATGGTGACATGGAAAGATTGGAGGAGCTTGATATCGATGAGGATCAGTTCGCTGAGATTATCAATGCTGTTTCCGAGTCTTTCACTGGTGGCTCAAAAAACTAATAGATCTCGCAGCTATCATGAGCGAGTTTCCTTTCGAACTTGAATGTGAACTTGCTTATCGTGGTTTTGATTTGCGTGACTGCGATGATGAGGATTCAACGTTCACTCTTAGGAGGCTTTGGGTTTTGTATTCTGGGCTTCCTTTGAGGAATCTTGTTTCCGCTGCTGCGGCAAAGTTGAGTCGTGAAGAACTTTCCTGGTCCGTCACAGATTTTGTTCTAGCAAATGTTTATGATGCTGTTCAGAGCTTGGATTATACTACTAAGAAAATTAATGCCCCTAAGGGTACTAATGTTGCTAAGCCTAAACCGCATCCTCGCCCTTCTAGGGCTGTTGTTCGTTCCCGTGGAATGGCTTTCCCTGGGAAGCAGATTTTCGATAAGGGTTAGGAGGTTAGGATGGCTGGTATTAAGGCTGGTACAGCCTATGTTAAGTTTGAACCTGCCGGGCTTGCTGCTTTGCGTAGTTCTGTTACATCTAGTGTTACTTCAGCGGGTTCTACTGCTGGCGCTAATGCGTCCAGGGCTATGGCTAGGTCCATGACTGGTACTGCCGCTGCCAAGAAAGCCTATACTGATATTGTTTCTGGTTTGACTGGTGTTGGCAGGGCTGTTGCCGTTCCTATTGTTTCATCTTTGACCTCCATTATGTCTTCTGGCGCCGTGTCGGCTGCTAGGTCTTTTGTTACTGATTTTGGTCGTGGTATTTCTGCGGTAGCCTCCGGTGGGTCCATCACAGCGTTTTTGCGCTCCCTCGGGCCTCTGGGGGCCTCTGCTGGGTCCGCTATCGCGTCGTCGCTGGGACGTGGGCTGTCGTCGGTCCCTGGCCTGCTGTCTGGCGTGTTTACGCAGGGTTTTGCTGGGGCTAGGCTTGCTGTTAGTGGATTTATTGGTTTGATTGGTACTATTCCAACTTTCATGGCTTCGGCCTCTAAAGCTGTTCAGAATTTTGGTCGCACGATTGGTATGGCTTCTTACCAGGCACAGAATCTTGGGCTTTTGTTGACTGCCGCTTTTACTGTTCCTGTAGTCGGTATTGCTGCCGCTGGTGCGGCTATTGGTATCAAGTTTGCTGTCCAGGTTGAGGATGCTACGGTTGCTTTGAAGTCTCTTCTTCCTGCTGGATATAATGTTGCGGCACTTATTAAGCGTTTGCAGACGTTGGCTATTCAGTCGCCTGTTTTCGATTCTGCTGCTGTTATCACGTTTACTCAGCGCATGGTTGCTGCCGGTCTTGAAGTAAGCAAGGTTGAACGATTCCTTAAGGCGTTTGGTAATATTGCGGTAACTGTTGGTATTCCAATGGATAAGATGAACTTCGCTCTTGAAGCCTTTTCACAGATGGCCGGCAAGGGTGTTGTTAACATGGAGGAGCTACGCCAGCAGCTTGGTGATGCGCTTCCTGGCGCTTTGAAGATTGCTGCCGATGGTCTAGGTGTTACTCAGGCTAAGTTGTTTGAAATGGTTAAGGCTGGGGATGTTACAGCTGATCAGCTTTTGTCTGCATTCATCAAGGTTGGCGAGTCTGCCACATATGTTAATGGTGCCGCTACTGGCGCTGATACGCTTCGATCAAGATGGAATCAGCTTGTTGAAACTGTTCAGTCAAATCTAGCTAATGCGGTCCTAAAGAATATGGATTCCATTAAGCAGTCTTTGAGTGGTATTCAGCCAGCGCTGGATCTTCTTATTACTTCTTTTGGTAAGAATCTTCCGTCGGCTATTGATTGGGTTGGAAAGCTCGTAAATGGTTTGAATACGCTTGTTGAGAAATACACTACACTGTCAGCTAAGGACAGGGATCTTGTTAAGATCTTTATTGGTATTGCTGCTATTGCTGGTCCTGCCGTTCTTATCCTTGGTGCGTTCGGTACCGCTATTGCTGGTATTGCTGCCGGTGTATCTGTTCTTATCGGCCCTGTCGGATTGACGATCGCAGCAATTATCGGTGTTGGGCTCGCAGCCTACGCCGCATACAAGTGGTTTGTTAACCTGTGGAATACTTCGGACTCTTTGAGGAATGCTGTTCAGAAGATTTCTGATGCGTTTACGTCTTATCTTCTTCCTACATTGACAAAGATTTGGAATATTATTAAGAGTTCTTTCATTGATGCGTGGGAGAATCTTCGACGTGAGGTTTTGAAGAATAAGGACAACTTCAATGATCTTATTTCCATTCTTCAGGCTATCGGGATTGTTGTTGTCGGTGCTATCGGTCTTGTTATTGGTGTCATCTTGGGTGTGGCTAAGGCTATTGGGCCACTGTTGACTGGTATTGCCTCGTTTATTACTGGTGTTATCCAGATCGTTGTTGGTGTTGTTTCGTTCTTCTATGATCTTATTAATGGAAATTTCGAGGAACTTAATCACGATATTCGTCAGATCTGGAATGGTCTTTGGGATGCTATTGTTGGAACGGTGTTCAACCTTGGTAAGGCTGTTTGGAATCTGATCTCAGGTTTCGTTGAGGGTGTTGTTGGTTTCTTTGAGGGAATGTATGATGTTCTTGTTGGGCATTCAATTGTCCCTGACATGATCAATGCGATCATTAGATGGTTCATTTCATTGCCTGGCAAGGTGATCGGCGTAATTGCGTCGTTCGTTGGTTCCATCATTGCCAAATTCATTGAGATAGCTGGTTCTGTTATTTCGTCTGTTTCTGGAATGGTTGACAGGGTTTCATCGTTCTTCAGTGGCCTTCCTGGTCGAATCCTATCGGCTATAGGAAACCTTGGATCGCTCCTTTATAGTACTGGTAGAAATGTTGTTCAGGGCCTGATCAATGGTATCTCTGACATGGCTGAAAGGCTGTTCGATAAGGCAAAGAGCATTGCGGATAGGGTCAAGAACACTATTGACAATGCTTTCAAGATTGGTTCACCTAGCCGTGTCATGTTCGAGACAGGTAGATTCATCACTGAGGGACTTATCTTGGGTATCACAAGGGACGTTGCTGATCTTAACTCAGCTATTTCTCGTGTTGCCTCTGGTGCTGTTTCCGCCGTTTCAAATGTTTCTTCAACATCCGTTGCAACACCTGATGCGTCTTATCGTGCTCCAGCATCTCTCTATATTGAAAACTACACTGCGCCTTCTGATGCTTCTCCTTCTGAGCAGGCAGAAGCTTGGGCATGGCTTAACAGAAGTAGGGGTTGGTCATAATGGCTGTTACTGGTGATGGCCAGCTTGAATTCAATGGGTACATTCTTGGTGATAATGAAACAACATTTATGGAAGAGTTGACAGGGTGGGATGACCTTCCGCCCATTGACTCAACAAATACCGCCAGGGTAATGTATCATGGTTCTAATTTTGGGAAAAAGTATGCCAGGGAAAGAATAGTAACTTGGACTGGTGTTTTCAATCCAGCTAATAAGGATGATTGGGCCGACAAGATATCTGCCCTTAGAGCGGCTTTTTCGGTTAATCTTGGCGAATCGGACCAGCTGATTACAATCAGAATGCATGATGAAACATTCATTGCTTATGGTTCTGTTATCAACAGGGCAATCCCTGGTAGCAGATCTTATGGCGCGGCATACAAGGCTGATGTTTCAATTCAGTTTTCGTGCTCAGATCCAAGAAGGTACACTGTTGATGAGAACACTTCATCTATCGCATTTCCTGAGTCGCTTGCCGATGGTCTTGATTATCCACTAGTTTATCCTTTGGATTATGGTACAGCTTCCGTTTCTGGGTATGGAGATATTTCAAACACTGGGGATGCCCCAAATCCTGTCAAGTTTACAATTACTGGTCCACTATCTAATCCTGTTATCTATAATGACACAACATCAAAGTTCATTGAGTTTGCTATAACTCTTGCTGGTGGAGAAACTTTGGCTGTTGACACATCTGATAGTTCTGTAATTTTGAATGGGACAGCTGATAGGCTTTACACAAAGACTGCCGCATCTTCACCTATCTTTTTGATGGAACTGGCACCTGGTGTTAATTCTATCCGCATTTCCGCAGCATCCTGGTCTTTGGGTGCTGGTGTTTCTGTTACTGCCCGATCTGGGGCGTTCTTCTAGGAGAGAAAACATGACTGTTCGTGTTCTTGCTTTGGCTTCTGGTGTGACCAGTCTTGAATCTCACCGTCATGGTCTTGCCCCATTGTCGGTTTCTGCTGGTGTTTTGAATGGTAGGTCAGGTATTTATCCTGATCTTACCGCTGCTGACCTTGGCACTGTTTCAGCAATGGTTGCATCTATTGCGCCATTCTCCGCATGGGTTGATGGAACAAGTACAGGTGTTCAGGGTGGATATTCTTTCACATCTGATGCTTCTGTTAATATTACTTTCGATGCCGGTAATGCTTCGACGACTAGGACTGATCGTGTGATTGCTCGTGTTCGAGACAATCCGTATGATGCGTCTGGTTCTCAGGCTGGTTCGGTTGAATATCTTAAGGGAAACACTACGACTGGTGTTGCGACTGCTGTTCCAGCGTCGTCTCTTCTGTTGTGGGAGGTTTCTGTTCCTGCTGGCGCTTCTGCTGGTGGTGGTGGAATTAACTTCTCAACACAGAAGGTTGATAAGAGGGTTTATACGGCGGCCCGTGGTGGAACGTTCAATATTGGCTCTCAGACCGACGAGGATGCTATTGCCTCACCACATATTGGGATGAGAATTTTTAGGACTGACTTGAAGTACTTCAAGGTGTATAATGGTTCTAACTGGTGTCCTGAGCCTGGAACTCTTTTGGCTCGTGGTCGCCGTTCTTCTAGCTCTCCAACAACTTCTGGGACTATTGGTGTTCTTAGGGTTGACAATATTCCGGTAGTTACTGGGTGTGTTTATGAGATCACAACTAACAATATCTATATTTATGGATCAAATGCCAACAATACTGGCACTGTTCAGTTCAAGTATTCTACATCTGGTACTGCGACAACATCTAGCACAAACATTGATAATGGTTTGCAGCTAAATGTTAATACTGTTCAGCCGTACACTGGTGTGATTAGTTGCGTATTGGCTCCCGGGGTTACTGGCACAATGTCTATTCTTATGTGCTTGACGTTCACTTCTGGAACTGGAACGGTGAACACTTTTGGTGATTCGGCGTTCTCTGTCAAGGTTGTTAGTGTTTCTGATCCTGGTGATACTGGGGTTGACATCTAAGTTGGTGGTGATATGACATATAATCCTACAGATCTTTTGGCTGTTCATAACTATCTGAGAGTAAAGACCGGCCTTCCTGCGAATGAGTTGGGTGTCGTTGGCGATACTTCACATAATTCGTCTGGCGGATATCATGTAGGTAATGATGTTTTGTCTAATATCGGTAAGCTTTCTTCCGACTACTCGAAGAGGGAATCAAGCAGGGATCGTCCTGGTTCTAATGCTGCTAGTGCGATCGATATTGGTAACTTTGCTCGTCGAAGGGACATAACAGCTTTTATTCTTGCTGGTCTTCTTGCTGGAGATCCTAGATTGTCAGACGTTCGTGAGATGATTTATTGTCTTGATGGCGTCAATGTTAGACGATTTGATCGTCTTGGCATTAGATCTAGTGGCGATGATTCACACAAGACACATACCCATATTTCTTTCTTCAGGGACTCTGAGGGTGGAAGAAATGGGATGGATAATTTCCTTGGGTTTGTGAAGGAATTTTTTGAGGGGAAGGTTGAAACATTGGACGAGAGGCTTTTGAACGGTTGGCCGGTTCCTAAGGAGCTTGGCGGCAAGGACGATAGTCGTGGTGCTGGTATTCATGCCGCTGAACTGTGGCGTTACATGATGGATGGCGCTCATGTTTATGATTCTGTTGCCGGAAATCCTGACGGTACAGACAATGGAATGTATCTTGACAAGCTGTTGAAGGGTATCCGTTCTGATATTAAGAAGATCGGATCTGTTCCTTTGACTGATGCACAGTTCGCAACTTTCCAGGATGTTGTTAGGGAAACTGTTCGCCAGGCTGTTGCGGAGGCTCTTGCCCCGTTGGCTGGTGCGTTGGGTTCTGCTGGTGACTCGCTTGGCAAGTTGAACGACTAGCGTGAGATGGCCTGTAGGCCCCTTGAGAGCGTCGCTGAGACACTTTCTTGGCTTGCAGGCCACTCTGCTGCCCATTCGAGAATATCTCTAGGATTGGTTCTTATGTATTATTGCAAATTTGCTGACATTATCACTGATGCTGATATTTGTGAAATTCAGCTGCCGTTTAAGGCTGACAGGAGAATCATTACTCCTGGGGCTTTCTCCAGTGAAATATCTATCACAAACGAAAAGATAGGTTCACTTGTCTCAAAGATTATTCCAGGAAAGACTATAGTTCATGTTTATCGTGGTTCTACTATTATTGGCTCTTATGTCATTTGGGCTATGCAGTATTCTGGTCAGAACAGTCAGGTCAAGTGCTCTATCCAGGGATCAACTCTTGAATCGATGCTGTATCGCCGTAGGCTTCATGACGATATCTATGCTGTTGCTGTTGAGCAGCTTGATATAGCTGATACTCTCGTTTCCGCTGCGCAGGCAGCCATTTCTCCCTATACTGTCAACAGCGATCTTAGCATTGTAACTAATTACTCACCGTCTGGCATTTTGCGTGACAGAACCTATTACGCATCGGATGGGAAGTTCATTGGTGATCTGCTTGAAGAACTAGCCAATGTTGATGCAGGGTTTGAGTACATCATTCACACCTACCAGGACACATCTTCTAGGCCACGTGTTATGACGTTTGGTTACGACAAGTTGAACAACTCTGCTAGCACTTTTGTTGTTGAAGAACCCGGTAATGTTACCTCATGGAAAATTCTTTATGATGCCACTAAGGGTGGTACGGTTTTTTGGGCTCGTGGTCAGACTACCACTGGGACAGTAGGTCAGGATACTCAGCCAACTATTTCGTCACCAGCTTTCGCTACAGCCTATCTTGATACCGGATGGCCTGTCATCGAAATGATTTCAGATTACCAGAACGCTTCCGTGAAAGATACTCTTGACAAGTATGCTGCCTGGTGGGCTACAAACAGGTCTGGTCCAGTTATCATCCCATCGTTTACAGTTAACCCTACAGCATTCTTTGACCATGGATTTTCGCCACTTCAACTTGGATGTATGGTTAATGTTTCGCTAGCTAATCCAGCATTCCCATTGTCATCATCAGGCTCCCCATCGTATTCGAATGTTTCAAGAATGATTGGGTTTGAGATTACTGTTGATGAAAATGGTTCAGATTCTATGAGTATTATTGTTGAAACAGAGTTCGATCCGACCGATGTGGGGTAAATGATATGGGAACGCCAAACTATCCTGAAGATCCTGGTAAAACATTGAGGGATCTTAGGCGCATGACAACTGACGCCATGACTCAGGGATTTTTGTCGAGCAAGAATGGTAGACCATGGATTCCTGCAACAATTACAAGTGCGCAGAACTCATTGTGGCCATCAACAACATCAACGTCTTTCACTGATTGTGAGATCGGTTCAAGTATTCGCTCTCACCCAAGTTTTAGATTCTGGGTTCGTGCCTTGGCACCCGCTGGTGGTGCACAGTTCAGAATCCTTTACCAGGATGGGGTAACCGTTCTGGCTGGTCCGCAAACATACACCAATGGAACATTTGAATGGACTGGGACTTTCACACTTCCGGCAGGATTGTCGTACTATGATGAGTTCTTTGTTTACCTTCAGTGCAAATCCACGGTTGCTGGCCAAACAAGTAAATGTACATTTGGTAGGCTATATGGCAGGTCATGATGGAACGGTGGACCATAATAACTAATGTCATCACAGCGCTGGCGACAGCGTTTGGTGGCGGTGGACTATTCGTCGCTTTGGCGAGTAGGAAAAAGATGTCATCCGAGATTAAGGCTCAGGATTCTCAAACAGCGGAAACGTATAATAGGTTGGCTTCTGACTGGATTGATAGGCTTGAGCGAAAAATTAAAGACCTTGAATCTGAAATCACTATCCTTAAGGAAACTATTCGTGGATATGAGGTCAGAGTTGAGTCTTTGGTGAGGGAGTTGGGTAAAACAAATGGGTAGCTCTACTTATGATTTCAGCCTGCTTTCAGCGCTGACAATCCTTGTTCAGGTCATGCTTCCAATCCTTGTTGCTGTTGTTACGAAAACATCCGCTTCTGGAACTGTCAAGGCTTTGGCCCTCCTTGTGTTGACTTCTGTCACACAGTTCGTGTCAATGTGGATTGATAACTTCAACCATTTTGATGTGAAGGTTGCTGGAGTGAACGTTGTTGTTGGTTTCGTTATCTCCGCTGCAACATACTTTGGGTTGTGGAAGCCTACTGGCGCAGCGTCAGCTGCTTCAAGGATTGGTCCTCAGTAACATTAAACATCTTTAAACAAAGAATGCCCCGGCATCGTATGATGTCCGGGGCTTCTTTTTATTCAAAATCTTGGAATGTGTTTGGTGCGATAATCAGAAGTTTGTCAAGGATCATTGATGCCAGATTGTTGATTTCAACATCGGCACCTGGTGAGAGTCGTTTCTGTAGGAACTCTCTCCACGCTCTCAGGTTTGCTGTAACAATGATCTTTGTTTCAATTCCTTGTGGAAGGATGAACCTTGCTGCCTGACGTGCATGCTTGCGATCTAGACCCTTTTCGATCAGCCTATCAGTAATGGTCTCATAGGCATCCATTGCAACAAGGGCTGCATTCTGTAGGATGATGTTAAGATCCTGATCGCCAACTGGAATAGCTTCCGGAATCTCAATATCGTTAGCTGACTTGTCAACATATCTTGCTGACTCAACGGACAAAGAAAAATGCCTGTGCCGTGACAGCTGACCAAGCAGGGCTGTTGAAACACCAGTAACCTCAAACGTGACCGAAGCGTGCTCAAGAACAGAGTAATGTTTCTGGTCAAGAATATTTTTAAGATATCCCCTGTTTGTTGCTGTCTTTGGATTTGGCCTATCCCATGACTGATAACAATTTCTCCCAGCCATTTCAGCTAGAATATCTGATGGTGTTTCCTGCGATGTTCCGTCAGGATTCCATCGTCTTGGATATCCGCAAACGGCTGTTGTTGCGATGACATTAACTTTCATGAAGTCTTCCTAAGGGGAGGTCTGGGCCTAGCCACGAATGGTATTGCGCCAAGTGTTACGCCTTCTTCTGTTTCAACAATGCTTGCACCATTATGGCCATGAATTTTTACAACATCATTAATGGAGTTGTAAATACATGTTGATGCTGTTTCTGTCTTCCATCGCATTGCTACTGTTCCATCTGTAAAAATAACACCTTCTGCTATGATGCCTGTCCCGGATGTTCCGGTAACATCAAATATTCTTCTAAGATAGAATTTTATCATCCTATGTCCTCAACGCAGAAAAGCCACCCGGAAAGGGTGGCCTCTGCTTACTTTTTTACATTCGTGAAGTTGCGATCGCAAGAACCTTCTGAAGGTCAGAATCGTTCTGGATGAGAATGTTCAGTTCTTCAGTCGCACTGTCGTACTTGTCGGCAACCTTAAACCGAACCCATCCGTTTTCGTTGGTGGGCAGAGTGTTCGGATCGCCACTCATGCTGATGCAGAGGTGAGCCTCACCATCAATCTCGATCAGATAGCCAGGAAGAAGGCTATCGACCATGATTGCAGCCGACCGGGCACCGGTATCCGGGTCGCAGGGAAGCTCCTTGTATGCGTGCCCCGGAGACTCGGGGAAGCTTCCGGGAAGGGAAGAGAATCCCTTCTTAGAAACAGCGTACCGATTTACCTCATGTGCGATAGCCATGTAGTCGATCATTGTGTTCCCTTCATCGTTGTCTTGCTTACGGGAATCATCTTACAGGACACGCACCGGATGCGCAACCCCCATCGCCGTACGAGTCTGACTCGGTGTCTCCGCTCATGGCGTCCAGTAGATCATAGTAGGTGGCCATGTCGATACGCTCATAGGGCGCCAAGGGTCTGGAGCCGTCAACCATCAGGGTTGTGCCTTTAAGGCCTCTCAGATGGCCTCTGAGCGCCGATCCTAGTGCCTCCGGTGTAAGCACACCCTCTGGAGTATTTACGGTAAACGAGACAGAATTATTTGCATAATGTCTCTGGTACATTTCCTGAACAGAAAGCATGTCGTTAATATTGATCTGATCAACAGATTCGACAGTACCATTCTTGATGCGGTCAAGGATTGGGTCCTTTGTTGGAATCTCAACGACTACAGTGTTTGGCTGATAAACGTCAGGGATGACATTAAACCCGTTCTTCCTGTATTCGTCTGCCTTTCTGATCTGATCAGGGTCAACAGCGGAAAGTCTGATCCTACGAATGAAATACTTTGCGTAGATAGGATGAATACCCTCAGACACGCCAAATAGTTTTCCGATTGTTCCAGTAGGCGCAACAGTCGTAGTTTTGATCGGGGCAGGAATTCTCAACCTAGACGCATAAATCTGAGCGTTTGAATCAACAACACTGCGCATGCACTGAAGGATATAGGTAATACGATCACTCTTGTGTGAGTCAGAATATCTGATACCTAGTCCATTAACGAACCACTGATACCCTAGATGACCAACACCAATCCTACGGTTCCTGTCAACAATCATGCGCTGCTTAGGGTCAGCAACATCGCCCCATGTTGCCCGAACAAGGAATCTTGTCATCAGTCTATGGGCTAGGACCATTTCTTCAAAATCAAATTCTTCAGGATTAGTTTCATCAAGGAATGCGGCAAGATTAATGTGTCCAAGGCAGCAATTTTCCCACGCTGATAGACCAATCTCACCGCAAGGGTTTGTTGCGATGGCTGGTGTTTCGGGGTTCTCCCCAACATTAGCTAGGGAAGAATTCCAAAATCCTGGTTCACCATTCTTGAGCATTCCTTCACAGATTGCGTTCCAAATCATTCCAGCCTTACATGCCTCATTCTCGTATTCGTTAACAGGCTCATAGGTTGTAAATAGGTTTGTCTTGTCAAAACCATAGTCTAGCAACCCAATGAACTCGTCGTCGATCTCTACAGAAATGTTGGTTGACCAATGGTCCATATGATCGGCCTTGCAGGAAAGGAACCAATCAATCTGTGGATCATCCCAATGCATGATAGACATGCGCGCCGAGCGTCGAACATTACCAGAGATTACACACTGGGCAATCTTATGGTCAAGCTGCATACAGTTAATGGCATCAACACCATTCAGCCACATTTCGTTTATGATGTTTTCAGTCTCTTTCAGTAGCTTAGCAAGAGGGACAGGTCCTGCCGCTGTGCCACCAAATGTATTAATAGGTGAACCAGATGACCTAACTCTTGAAAGATCAAACGTTAGGGTTACCGTTGTTACATCTGCACTTCTATCAACAGCCCTATCGCCAACGTTTGTATTTCCAGTTCCAGCGTCAATGACCGTCCTCAATGACCATGCCCAACCCTCACGAGAATCATCAACATAATGATACATGTTGTTTCTCGGAATGCCCATATGAATACCAGGCTGTAGATATGGCTTAAGTTCCTCATAGTCAGGATGTGATGAATCACAGTACAGCATTACTCGAACAAGATTGTAAACATGATGCCTGTATCGTACCGGCTGGATAATCTTATTCGAATAGTTTGAACCAACACCACCACCCTCCATAAGCCTCATAAAGGTGAACTCAAAATGGTCAGACAGTTTCCCATCCCACCCGGCAACATGGCAGTTAAAAAGGAACTGTCTTCCCTCAACACCAGACATTGCTAGATGTCTGCCGGCCGGAATAATCTTACCTTCCGTCATCATCCTAACAAGCTGTTCACGTTCATCGTCCTCGATACAGGAAGGGCCGACAAGGGCAAGGTTGCCATCAACAACCCTCTGTACCGTTTCCTCCCATGTTTCGGTGCCACCTCTTGAGTAGTGAACCTGGTGAATAGTTTTCCCTGTCTCAGTCATATCCATACGAATTTCCCCTAAGATTCTATTGCAGATTTCTCAAAGCTGCACGACATTCAGAATTAGACATCACACGCCTTGATCCAATAAAATCACCCTCAGGGTTATTCATTTCAGATGTTAGTCTTGTGACTGCCCTATCAAGTCTTCTACGTTCAGGTGTTGTCCTGCCGGGCTTTTCACCCAAAACATAGTATCTGAAGATCGCGTCCCTGGCCCCATCGGGAAGCCGCAAAGCTGCCCTCTTAAGATCAGAGCGCATATCAATTAGTTCAAACGTTTCAGGTTCGGGAACTTCCTCCAAAGATTTTAGTAGTTCACGAACCATTTCTGTAGTGTATGGACCGTTCGGTCTGTGTTCCATTTCCTTCTCATTCATGAATGCCGCAACCTGTGACACAAGAAGGAAGATGACAGCCTCGGGTGATCCGCCATCTTCCCTCGAACGTATCGTTGACCCCTTCATGAAGAAAGAAATATAGCATTGCTGGAAAAGGTCGTCGCGGTCTAGAGTTCTATATCGTTTAGCATAAATATTGGAAGCCTTCCGAAGAAGCCTAATAGCATCATCATTGTCTATCATCATATTCCAAGAGCCTCCAACAAGCCATCTCCACCAATCTCGTTGAACAGCGAATTAGCATCATGGCCTTCTGGCATAAGAACATGCCTAGCGTAAGGGAGATCTGCCGACACCGAGTTAGC